CGTCGAGGCGTTCGCTGATGATGTCGATGGCGCTGCAGTGGCCGTCGTCCATCAGCCATTGCAAGGCTTCGCGGGCATAGAACTCGGCGTCCATCTGGGTCTGTCGGGTCAGCTTGACCCGACGCAACAGCCACAGCCGCGAACCGATGTGATCGTCGGCGACGGTGGGAAAGCTGTCGCCCCACCAGCCGAAGCGCTCCTCGTCGTCGAGGGCGTCGTCATCGGCGGCGCGGCGCCAGGTGAACAGGCTGATGAGCACGGCGCGGGTCAGTGCGGCGTGGAGGTTCTGGCTGACAAGCATTATTTGCCTCCTGCCGGCGCACCGGTCTGGCCGCTACCGGCCTGCACGCCAACGTGCACGTGTTTGATCTGGCTGATGCCGCCGGCGAGTTGGTCGCCGGTGGAAACGATCTTGCCGGTCTGGTTGATCACCGGCGTGTCGAAGTTCACCGCGCTGCTGGCGCGGATGTTCAGGGTGGCGGTTTCGATGTCGATGATCCGCCCGCGCTTGAAGTGAATTTTGTCGCCCTCGTCGGTGTAGATCGCCACTTCGCCAGAGGCCAGCGACTGCAAGCGATAGCGGCGGTCGGCGACCACCAGGGCGATGGCGTGAGACCGGTCACCGCCGAGAAACGTGACGATGCCTTCGGCGCCGGCCAGCGGGTTGCTGGTGAAACCGTAGGGTTCGAAATGCTCCATGTCGTCGTTCACCTCGCCGGCGGTGAGGCGCATTTGCAGCGATTGCAGCTTGGATGCCGAATGGGCGAGCACGACAGTGCCGCGCGCCAGCAGGCGTGTCAGTAGGCTCATGAATTGTCCTCAAAGGTAGGCATCACGCGATCCACTGTGGGAGCGAGCCTGCTCGCGAATGCGGTGGGTCAGGCGATTTGATGTTGAAGCTGCCAGCGCTTTCGCGAGCAGGCTCGCTCCCACAGGGTTCGGTGTCAGGCTCAGGTTTTTTTCGGGGGGGTGGGATCAGGATCGAAGGTATGCGGTGGCGCCACTTGCAGCGTGGTCACCGAGCCCTGCGCCGAGAGCGAATACGTGACTTTGGAGATCAGCATGTCGCCGTCAAAGCCGAGCACCGGATCCGTGACCTTCACCAGCGTGTTGTGGCGCCACAGATCGCCATTGGCCTGACGCCAGCCCTGCACCTGATAGGTGGTGGTCTGCGCCCGGCCCATGCGGGTGGCGCTTTCCCATTGGGCGCGTTGCTGGGCCAACTCGAACGTCAGCGCGGTGCCCTCGTTGATGATCGTGGTGCGGCGGCGCTTGAAGCTCAGATCAGCCGCGCTGGATTGAACCTCGCTGACGGCCGCCCCGCTCTTATTGTCCGAGCCTTTCTGCTGACCGATCACTCGGTATTCAGAAAACACCTGGCTCTGATCCATCGGCGCGTTCGCCGACAGAATGTTCTTGCCCAACTCCAGCGCGTCACTGGCCCGACCACCACTACCGGGCTTGGCCAGCACCAGCCGGCCCTGCTCGTCATCGGTGGAAAACACCCGGAACAGCGAGAGCAATCGGTCGATCGACTGGAACACTGTTTCGCCCGGCACGATGGTGTGTTTGGCGAGCCGCGCGGTCTCGGGAATTTCGTTGACCACGTACAGCGAGTATTCCGCCGCCAGAGCCTGGACGATGCTCAGCAGCGGTTGCTCCTGCCATTGGTTCGGCCGGTTGGTGGCTGCGCAATCGACCAGATCCTGAGTCTTGGAACTGCCCTCGATACTCAAGCTGATCTGGCGTCCGTCATAACTGATCGGGGCTTTGAACACGTAGCCGGTGAGCACGAGGTCTTGGCCAATTTTCACTTCGCACGGGTCACCCGGTTTGATCCGTTGATCCACCGTCTGCCCCGGCCACTGCCAGGTGATGTCGAGTTTGAAGGTGCGGAACTGGCGCTCAAGATCGGCGGTGATTTCCACGCTTTTCCAGCCGCCGTATTCCATGTTGTTGACGGTCAGCGTGACACGGTTGTCTATCTCGCTCATGGTTTACTCCCCGGAGACTTTCACTTCGTTGGGTGAGAAACCGGGATGGGTGATCCCGTTGCGTTGAGTGATTTCCGTGACCCGCGTTGCATCGCCAAGGTACTTGTAGGCCACCACCAGTGCCGGAAAGCTTTCTTGGAACGACTTGCTGACTTGCCGCACACCCGACGACGCGACGGCCTTGAGGTGCGCAAGCAGCGCCTCTTTCACATCGCTGATGGCCTGGTAGTGCGCCGGGTCGGCCTTGTCCAGCATCGGGTTGATCGCCACCGCCACAGCGTCACGCAATGCCTGCATGTCGTCACTGACCGGGACTTCCTGGCGCGTTACCGGGCTCGTCGCCTGCTGCCCTACCGTAGGTGTCGATGACAGTTTCACCGGGCTTGTCGCCACCGGCATCGATGCCACCCATTGCGCGACTTTGACCAGCACCGTGTCCTGCACCAGATCGGCCATGGCTTGTGCCGCCGCGTTGGTGTCCTTGCCGGTGGTGATCTTCGGCGCATCAGCCTTGCGGATGGCTTCGAGTTGTTGGGACACGTCGGCAATCACGCCACGGTAGCCCTCCTTCGCGAATGCCTTGAGTTCCTTGATATCGCCGAGCAAGCCTTTGAACTCCGCCGCGACTTCCTTGGGCAACTCCTTGACCGCTTTGACCAGTTCGGTGATCTGCCGATACTGCTCGATCAGCGGTTTGAGCTGCTCTTTGATCACCTCATACACGCCGGTCAGGCTGTTGCGCAGATTGGCAATGCCAATCCGCGCCGCCTTGATCAACGTCATCGCCTGCTCGAAGCGCGCCACCGCCGAACCCAACAAAGTGTCAGCCTTGGCCAACAGAACTTTTTGCGTACTGACCGTGGCGGTCGGAAACGGCAACGGCCGGTCCGGGTAAAACTTCAGACTGAACGTCACCAGCCCGCCGTCCTGGCGGGTGTGGGTCATGTCGCATTCGCCGACCTTGACTTGCAGGCGTCCGAGCCACGGATGCACCAGTTCACCACTGCCCGCCTCCAGGGCCTTGAGCAGCTTGTCGCGCTGCTCCAGACAATCGGCGCCGATGATGAACGCCGTCAGGTCGTGGGTCTTGGCCTGCTGGCCGAGATCCTCGAAATACGGCAGGTCGCGTTGCGGGTATTCGTGCAACTGACCTTTGCGACCGACCGGGGTTTTCGCCTGATCGATCCAGAACCCGACACCGCGAAACGATGCCGGCAACAAGCGGTCACGCCAGTTCATTGGAACCTCCTGCCGACAGCGAGCGATAGCCGATGCGCGAAGACAGCGCCAGGCCCGGTTGATTGGTTTGTGGTTGATCGGTACGCAGCCCCGCCGGTGCATTTTCGAAGCGCACGGTCAGGCCGCCTTCGAGTTGCGTACGGTTGTTGGCCGCGCTTTGCTGGATCAGGGCGCTGGAGGTTTGTGGCAGCGAACTGCTTAACTTCGGGGCACCGGCAGGCGCTGCCGGGGCGGTACCGGTGAGGGTTGCAAAGACACCGGAGAAATTGCCACCGAACAGTTCTTTAAGCTGCCCGAAAATCCCTTGCAGGTTTTTCCACATGTCGCTGAACCAGGTCAGTACCGGCTGCCATTTCTGCTGGATCGACTCCAGCGGCGACTGGCTGAACAGATCGCCGAAGATGCTCTTCACCACTTGTGCATCCGTGGTCAACGATGCCCACAGACCGGAGAAGTACGCGCTCACGCCACTCCACTTCGCCATGACCGCTTCCACAGGCGCGCTGCCAAACAGGTTTTGAAACTCGTCTTTCAACGGCTGGGCTCCAGCCCTGAGTACGTCCCACAGCGCGGAAAAAACCGGCGCCACGGGTTGCCAAGCCGATTCAATCATCGCTACCGGCGATTGCGTGAAGATCGATTTGACCTGCTCCCACTGCGCTGCGGCGTTATCGGCAACACCGCCAACAAGATTGCCAAACACATTGTTCAGCGAACCCCAGGCTTCAGTAATCGTCTGCACTGGCGACCAACTGAACTTCGCCTTGAGCGCGTCCACACCGGCAGCAGCTTTGGCCTGTGCGCCAGCGAAGAAATCACTGACGACATTGCTCGCGGTTGCAAAAGCCTTGCTCATCACTTCACTCGGCGAGAAATCGAATTTCGCCCTGAGCCTGTCGATACCCGCTTGCGTATCCGCCATGGTGCCAGCGAAGAAATCACTGACAACGCTACTGGCCTTCGCCAACGCCTTGTTCCACACCTCACGCGGTGAGAAATCGAACTTCGCCCTGAGCTTGTCGATCCCTGCTTGTGCATTCGCCATGGTGCTGGCGAAGAAATCACTGACAACGCTGCTGGCTTTCGCCAACGCCTTGTTCCACAGCTCACTCGGCGAGAAGTCGAAAGCCGCCGCGAGCTTGTCAGTGCCTGCCTGCGCTTTCGATACCAAGCCGTTGTAAATATTGACGACGCTGTCGACGCCGGCAAAAAATTCCGCGCTGATCTCTCCCCACGTTTTGCTGATCAATGCGCCCATCGATTCGATTGCCTGCGTGGTCGCCGCAACTCCAGCGTTGAATTTCGTCGAAACGTAGTCCCACATCCTGCCGAAGAATCCGGAAATCGACGCCCAGTTATTGGTAATCAACCGTGCGCCAATCACGATGATGGCCACCGCTGCCGCGATAGCCGCCGCAATCAGCCCGATGGGCGAGGTCAGAATCCCCAGCACCGCGACCAGCCCCATCGCCCCGACCGTGACCACCGTAAACGCTACGGCAGCGGCCGCCAGCCCTTCGACCAGATACGGATTGTTGGCGACAAACTGGCCAATCGAAGTCATCACCGGTATCAGCGCCGTGACGATGCCGTTAACCGCCGGCAACAACGCCTGACCGATTTTCAGCGAGATGTTATCCAGCGCCTTGTTGAATTTTTCCAGGTTGGCCGAGGTTTCCCCCTGGACCACCTTCGGCACTTTAAGGCCCTTGAGTGCCCTGGCTTTCTTCGCCAGCGCATCCTGCGCTTCGATGGCTTTTTTGATGCCGTCCTGAAACGGCTTGAGCAAACCACCTTCGGCAATGAAGCCGGCCACGTCCAGCGGCTCGAGGCCGCTGTCTTCCATGCTTTTCTTGAATGCTGCGACCTTGCCGCGCAGCCCCTTCATCTCGGTCTCCATTTTCTCGGCGCCCTTGAGCACCACGAGCATGTTGACCGTGACGGGAAAGTTCTGCGGGATCAGGCTCAAATTTGTATTCGCCATCACTGCACCTGCTGCATCGCATTGATCCGTTGCGCGTGCTCCAGCTATTCGCGGAGCACATCCAGTGGCCTGGCCATCATCTGTTCGGGGTCAACCTTCCAGAACCAGGCCAGGTCATAGGCGACTGCGATCAGGTCGGTGATGGCTCCGACGCCGCACTCATGAAAAAACTCGCAACGGCCCAGCTCAGCGCGTTGAGGTCAGCCAGATCGAGCTGGTTGACCGACGACGG